ACTTCCTCTTCAAAAGACCTGTCTGAGTTCTCTATATCATATAGAGGCTCATGTTCGTTATTAACTTCTCCATACTCCATTCCAAAGACTGCATTCAATCCAGGAAGGAGTTCTTTGCTAATACTAGCTCTATTTATTGCCATATTATATTTCCTTTCCTAATTATTATACAGATGTTGAAACTTGAGCTTTCACAAAATTATTTCTGTGTCCACTTAAGAATACTTCAACGATTGGATATTGGTCAGTGTCAGTTACGTTTCCGTTAATAGAATCGCCATCAATGTCTTTTCTACCAACAACTCTTGCATGTGCACCTATTTCAACAGCAACTCCAACTGGAGCTCCTACTAATCTATAGTTAGATTGACCAGTAATTCTGCTACCAGCATCAGCTGCTGATACAGTTGCAGTATAACTGTTTACGATACCAATCTCTCCGTCTGATAAAGTAGAATCTGCTTGTACAAAATAAGTTTGTGCAGGGTCTGTAATGACATGAAGTTTAACATCAGTAACACATGTTCCACCAGGAAAATATCTAGAAAATTTTGGTTCTCCATTTTCTACATATTGACATCCTTGGAAAACACCAGAAGGCTTCAATGAAGTTGAGGCCAAAGGTGTAATAGTTCCAGCAGTATCAATAACAATCAAATCTCCAGCATAAATGTCGTTTGGAAGAAGTGATACGATACCAATAGCTGAATTTGAAACAGGTTGTACTATCTGTCCATAACCTTCAGTGTTTGGCTGACCATCTCTTTTTCGAGCAGGGAGAAAACCAAATGGATTAAGACTTGTAGCCATAATAATTCTCCTAAGAAAAAAAGGGTTAAAAATTAATCCTGAAACTTAGGTGTTCTTCCCTTCGTAACAGAACTCTTACTTGTATTACTTACAGGTAAAGGATTACTTTTGTCTCCCATTAATTGATAATTAACAGCATTCATCATTTCCTTTGACTTGTTTAAGTAATGTGCTTTTTTCGCCTCCAGTTTAAACGTAGGTATTTTACCTAGTGCTAAGTCTCCACGACAGACTACTCCTGAATAGCGACCTTCCTTCCTCACGACAGAAGTTGCTCCCATTTCTGGTACCTCCTCTGGAGTTACAAACTCCCAGCCTTGTTGTTGTTTCTTACCGATATTTTGATAATCTTCTTTATCTTTTAAATCAATACGAAGCCACCCTAAGGTCATGCCTGAATTTTTGAACTTTTCCTCAACACCCTTTGGAATTTGGGTTTGACTAGGTTCTTCAAATACATACTCTGTTTGTGCTCTTTCGTTAGTATCCCTTGTTTGAGAACTACGTGTGTTTACTCGTGTCATTATTTACCTCCACGTTGCATATTAATTGTTGTATAGTCACCTTCAGATTTCGTTACCTTCATCTTTTCGGCAGCATACTGTTCAAGTGGTATTCCCCATTTGCCAGCTAATCTTACATCTTCTTGAGATAGTTTAACTTTTTTTGGGTTAGGAGAGGAACGTGACCCTCCTGCAACTACTTGAGATGGTGATGACGAACCATCATTTCGTTCTGTTGGTGCTGGCTCTTCCTTTTGTGTAAATTTATTTGGAAAAGCTGCACGAATCCTTTTATCTATTTCATCATAAAAATCTTCATCATTAGGACTGTATCCTTCATTTTTTAATTCAGCATCTATCGCTAAAGCTGAAGCAGTCATAATATTATCTTGACCAAACCATTCATTGTTAGCTTGCCAATCGACAGCTCTTGGGTCTGGTTGAACAGGTTGTTGTTTTGGTTGTTGTTGAACCTGTTCTTTTTTCTCTGGCTGTTCAGTAAATTTACTTTTTGTTACTGCAACATTTTTTAAATCAGTTTGTGCTTCATTTAATGCTTCTTGTGCTTTTAATAACTTCTCTTTATCTTGTGCTTCAAAAGCATCAGCATATGCACTTCTTGCTAAATCTAATTTATCTTTTAATTGTTTTTCAGTTGCATCTAAGTTTAATTTACTTACTTTATGAAACTCTGTTTCTTTTGTGCTGTATGAATTTTTTAATTGTTCATTTTGTTGAATAAGTTGAGCTATCTGCTCGTCTCTTTCTTTTCTTTGACGTATTAACTGTCTAATTCTTTTTTCAGCACCTTTTGTTTGAATGCCATCTAATTCTTTTGGTTCTTCTTTTTGTGGCTCTTCTTTTTTAGGTTCTGGTGTTGGTTCAGGCTTTGCCTCAACTTTTTCCGGTTCTTTTTCTTCTACTTCAAATTCTACTTTTGGTTCTTCTTTTTTTTGAGAGGTATCTACCTCACTCCAATTATCTTCCATGTTATCCTCCGTTGTGTACGAAACAAACGTATTACGTACCTCTTATTATTATTATACCACATTTTACAATAAAATGCAAGTATTATTTACATTTTTGTTAAATTAAATGTAGGGTCTAAATGTGTAGGCTCATCTACTGTCATAATTACTTGGTCATCAAATAATAATAATAGCTTAATGCCTTTATAAAATAACTTCTGTCCGGCATGTTTACCATAACAAACATAATCATCTACATTACACCATTGACCATTTGGAAACTTATCTACATCTTTATAAGCTAAGTCTCCAAGTTTTAAAACTCTACCAACTGTAGTTAAATATGATATATCATCTTTTACTGCATCTGGTAATAATATACCACCTTTTGTTTTTTCCTTAATACTAATAGGTCTTATCAAAACGTGATATCCTGGTAGTTGTGGTAATATATCTGGGTCTATTTTATTATCATCAGATATCCACGAACTATTTTTCATTGCTTTTCCTAAAGCGACTTGTTGCATTAATCATCCTCCATTGTTTGTTTTAATACATCTTTAAGTGTTTGTTTGGCCCATTCTATACTTGCAATAGACCCAACTAATTGCCTATAATGAGGATAGTCTTCTGCAGAACCATTTCCTAATGTTTCTTTTAGATTTCTAGCTTCCTCATCATAGGCTTTTAATACTTTATCAAATATTTCCATATATTATGCTGCGAATGCAAAAGCACCTGTAGTAGCATCTGCTGCTCCACCCATCTTAGAAGCAATAGTCCATGTGCCTGTTTCATAACAAATAAAAGCTATCATGCTTCCAGTTGTAAAAAGATTGGTAGCTGCATTAGCAGGAGTAAAAACTAATTGAGTTTCACCTGCTGCAGAAATATCAAATGTTACTTCAGAGCTTCCTCTTGATTCAATAACTGAACCAGTTGCCCAAACATCACTTCCTGCTGCATTAAATGTTAAAGTATTTGTTCCACCAGTTGTATCTTTTGCTTGCACATAAATACATACAGAACCTTGTGTTGCTGCAGGTAAAGCTGCTGCACAAGCTGCTGCACCAGTATAATCAACTACATTTAATGAGTTATCAACTAAAGTAATATTTGTAGCAGTGCCTGTATCAGTAAGTGTTAAACCAGTTAAGTCAGGCATACCTGAACTCATTCTTGTTGTTTCAACATCTGAATCAGCATCTCTAGTTGCTATTTGAAAACCTTTGGTAGACCTAACTGGTCCATTAAAAGTTGTGTTTGCCATTTTATTCTCCTTTTGTGTTTTACTGTCTTGGCTTGTCTGCTAGGTCAGTCAGTAAAAATTAATAATCCTAGAAAACTATTTATTTTTATTTATAAAAGTTAATACGTCTTTACTTTCTTTTTGTTCTACATCTGCTTGTTTCTTTGCAGAATCAAATAATAATTTTTGTTGTTCTAATTGTATTTTTTCTTCCTCTATAGATAATTTAGTCATTATGTCTAATTGTTTCAAGGCCTCTCTGCTAGTTCTATCATCAACACTCTTTTGTGCTTTTAAGGATGTACTAATACCTTTATGTTGTGCATCTAACATTTGTGCTTGACGTTTAATATCTAACTCTTGTGCTTCTATAGATATCTTTGCATTTTCTTTTGCAGCATCTAGTTTTAGTTTTTCTTTTTCTAATTCTACTTTTGACTGCTCTAATGCAACCAGTTGTTGTTCTGGTGACATGGCCGGACCTTGTTTATTTGCATTTAATACATCTTGTGCTGCCGCAGCCATTACTGCTTCTATAGCTGTTGGATTTCTTTGTGCCTCTGGTATTTGTTCTAACATAGCTTGCGTTGTACCATTCATTTGTTCTTGATATTTCATAATAGAATGTTCTTGTATATTTGCTTCTAAGATTGGTTTTACTCGAACCATAATAGGACTTGCTCCATTTGCAGGGTCTTGTAAGTATGACATCTTTACTTGGATATGTGCATCATGATTTTGTCCCATAAATGCAGATATTGGAAAACCTTTTGTAGCAGCAGCAATATCTGATACTGGGTCTAAAGGTTGTGGCTTTGGTGCTTGTGGTAATATCTCTTCTATGTTAGGCATATTAGCAGCATTTAATATTGTTCTATTTAATGCTTCAAGGTTAAACATACCTGGTGGTGACTGTTGTGCCATTTGTAATGCCATATTTGCTAACATCATTCTATGTGCATTAGAAGGTATATTAGGGTCACTTACAGGTACAACATCTACTGCACCATCAAAATCTTTTTTAAATATTTCTCTACTTGCATTAGGAACATCATAAGGATATTCTGTAGGTAAATAATCATAATCTATTTCTGCAATAATTTTAAATTCATCTCTTTGTGATTTATGTAATCGTTTATG